GTCGGCGATCATTTCCTCAATCGGCCCGCTGGCCCACTGGTACGTTTCGAAGTTGAGGTCGAGGGAGAATTCCGAACCGTCGGCCAGGCCGCCGACGTATTCCTTCACGCCCGCGCTGCAAAACGTCGTGACTTCGCGCTGCTCGTTCGACTGGCCGAAGCCCGAGTAGTTGTAGACTTGGCAGATTCGAGCGAAGGATTCCGGCGAGAGGCCGTCGCCCCGCTCGAGGTAGATGCCGCCCACAAACGCGTGATTGGTCATGGTCTCAAGCCTCCGCGTACCAAATGGAAAACGTCAGCGACCGTCGGTACAGCCCGGGCTCTTCATCAAGCCCGTCGAATTCGGCCGCTAGAGTAACCCGAGAAACGGCCACGCCGCTAGCGGCGCCCGTGAACCCTAGCAGCGCCGCCTTCGCGGCCGCAGCCAGCGCGCGCGCGGCGCCGTAGGTGCGCGCGTAGGCGTCCACCTGCAGCGACATTCCCCGAAGCGTGTCGGTTTGGCAAAATGTCCCGGTGATTTCGGTGGCGATCCGCTGGTACACCAGGCACGGCTTGCGGCTCGCCTCGGTGTAGATTTCCTGCGGAATGACCAACGGGTACACCCGGTCGCCCGCGATCGCCGTGACGCCCGGCGCGGCGGTGAGCAGGGCGGCGACGCCTTCCTCGATCATCGGGTTCTCCCGGCTTTGCGGGCGGCGCGGGCGATCGCTTTGGCGAGCCCCTCTTTCAGCGCCGTCAGCTGCGCGCTTCGGGTCGCCTCGAAAGCCGGTACCAGCCAGGGCCGCGCGGCCATTTTCGAGGTCCCCCGCTCGAGGAAGGAAACCGCGTAGAACGCCTCGCGCTTCACGCCGATGAGGGCGAACGCGCGCTGCGCCGTGGCGCCCAGCTTCGTCACTACCGTCAGGGAGCGGGAAGCGAAGCCCGGGCCAACGAGGCGCCCCTTGTAAGTCTTATGCAGGCCCCGGCCCTTCGGTATCGTGGCCGCCGCCCGTTCCTTCACCGGCTTCGCAGCCGCCCGCACGGCGGAGCGCAGCGCCGGGCCTTGCAGGTCAGCGCGCAGCGCCCGCAGCCGGGCCTCGAGCGCGGCCACGCCCTCGAGTTCACTCGCCATTGGCGCCCACCGTTCGGAACCCGTCGGCGCCACGCTTGCGAACCATGAGGATCAGTTCGTCGCGCCGGGCGTCCTTTTCGATCACGGCTTCCACGTCATACAGGTCCACGATTGAGGGCGAGCCGCCGTGAGAGTGCCGCACCCGCAGCCGTTCGTTGATGCCCGGCCGGTAGCGGATGCGGATTCTGGCCGTCGCGTCCGACTGCACTTGCTGCGCCGCGAAGTATTCCCGCCCGCTGATAGGTTCGATCGCCGCCCAAACCGTGAGGTAGTCCTGGTAGACCGTCAGAATTTCGCCGCTGGCCTCGCGCGATTCCACCGGCCGCTGCAAGGTCACCCGGTGTCTAAGGTCGCCGGCGCGCATCGCGTGCGGCCCCCCGTTGCTTCATTGAGCGTTCGAGATTTTCGAGCCACTTTCGCGGGCGTTGCGGGAGAACTGCGCGCATTTTCGCGCACGTTCCGCACATTTTCGGTTCCCTAGCGGTCATACTGGCGCCATCGGTCGAGAAGATGCGCCGGCCCGATCGGCAGTTCGGTGACAATCGTTCCCGCGATGGCCGCGCCCCTGAGGCTGTAGAGGTGCTCCACCAGCATGAGCACCGCCTGCCGCACTTCTTCGGGCACGCCGTCGGCGCCGGCCGGCGATTCGCTCGAGGCGAACCCGGCGGTGAAATCCACCCGCACCGAGGCCGGCTCGTACCTCGCGGCCGGCCAGTATGTCCCGTAGGCCGGGCGAATGTGCCCGGGGAATCCCAGGGTATCGACCACGAAATCCCCACCGGCGAGGTCGAGGTCCACCCGATCGCCGTTGGCGTCGGTGTAGAAGGCGGAATCGACCGAAAGCAGGGGAACCACCGGCAGCACCAGGGGTTCGGCACCGCACGGCCAGGCGTCCGCCGTGTAGGCCCACCGCTGTTCCATTATGGCGAGCCGCGTTTGCGTCTCCGCCCAGCCCGTCGCGGCCAGGATGAGGGACCCCACCAGAGCATCCTCGGCGGTGAGGTCGTCATCGATCCGAAGGTACGCCTTCGCGTCAGAGAGTGAGACTGGGCCGGCCGTCGGCGCGGTAAGTCTCGAGAGCTTCGAGCCAGAGGTCGTCATTCGGCGCTTGCTCCCAGTTCGGAAACCACGGGCCGCCCAGCGTGAAGTGCGCGAGCCGCAACGCTTCGGGGCGCGGATATACGTTCACCAGCCAGTTCCAGCGGGGGGAAAGTGTACCGATTTCGGGGTCCTTGAGCCACGTGAACCCGTGCAGGTCCCGGCCAGGCCAGCGGTTCAGCGCCGTGAGGGTCAGCCGCCGGTTCCCTGGATGGTCGGCGTTGAAGAGCATCACGGACGACCAATTTTTCCGCCGGTAGATGGTCTGAGGCTGCGCGTCCATTTTCACCGTTTCACGTGGAACATATTCGTGCTGGACCACCTGCACCGCGAAGCGCGGGTCGAATTCGGCGAGGATTTCCCGCACGTCGCCGGTCGAGAGAATGTCGCAGTCCATGAAGAGCGCCGGGCCCGACTGCGCGAGCAGGGGGGTGAGGAAGCGCGTGGCGGCGAACTGCGTCGAAGCCGGGGCGTCCGATACCTGATCCCAAATCACGCCGCCGCGCATTTCGTAGGGCCGGTTCATGATCCCCCAGGCTTCGTTGCGGCCGCGCTCGATCGGCGTGATCGAAATGGGCCCCGAGGCGTGGCGGTGCAGGGAGTCCGCCAGCACTTCAAAGGCGATGGGTTCGCGGGGGTCGTAGCCGATGTAGATTTTCAACGCTTCCACGTTTTTCGCTCCGGTGATTGTCCGGCGGCCTTCCGGTCGCCTTTGAGGTGATCCAGGCACAGGCCCAGGGGGGATTCAAACCATACGTGCCCCCGCCCGCCGGGGGTGAGGTCGTGCGCCTTGAGGCCCACCCGCTCGGCGGCCCGCCGCCGGGCGAGGTCGAAGGCGAAGGCGGAATGCTGCTCCCGCTCGGCGAAGATACGGTCGGTGGCGTAGAGCGCCGCGAATTCCTCGAGCATCCAGCGCGCCGCGCCGGTGTTGCGGTATAGCTGGAACCCTATCTCGCTATGCTTCGCCCCGCGCCCAAGGTAGGCGAGGTCGAACCCGGGCGGCAGCAGGTTGAACGGGAAGCCCGGCGGAACGTCGGCGAACGTCACCACGTCGGCGTCCAGCCAGGCGAACAGCGCGCCCTCCGGCAGTTTGTGCGCCGCGTCCGCGGGAATGAACCCCTGGCGGCAGAATTTCACCGCGTCATGGCGCCAGTTGTAGCCGGCCTTGATGGCGCCCGCTTTCCACGTCGGCGCGACTTTCCGCCCCGTCGCGAAGGCATCGCTCCCGTGGCGCTCGATGAAGTGCCGGCACCCGGGAATCTCGAGCACGTCCCGGCACTGCACGCGCGGGGCGTCGACCGGCTCTTCAACGTAGGCGAACAGCGAAACGTTGGCCGGCCAGTGCGCGGCGAAGGATTCGGCGAACCGCCGGCCATATTCGCCCCACCCCTTCGGCGACCAGCCCGTCACAATGGTAGACATGCGCCCCCCGGCAGGATGCGGAAGGCCCCCGTGGCGAGGTCCCCCCAGATGAAGTTCGCGACGCCATGCGCAACGTCGGCCGCCATGACCGTTTCGCGCTTCGCGAGGATTTCGGGATAGTCCGGCCGGCGCCGGGTCATACCGCTGTCGGCGATGATCGGCGGACAGAGCACGGCCAGCTTTTGCCCTGGCGCCAGCGTGTCGCGCCGCAGGTCGAGGTAGCCGACCAGCCCCCGCTTCGCCACCGCGTAAGCCAGGTCATAGGAACCCCGGAAGGCGGACATCGAACCGATGATCGCGACGCGCGCGCGCGCATGTTGCGCGAGGATGCGCTCGGCCAGCTGCACGGTTGCCCCGAGGTTGACGGCGAAGGTTCGGGCCGCGAGTTCGGGCGCCATTGCCTCGAGGCGTTCGCCCGCCAGGAACCCGGCGGCCAGGAGATAGCCGTCCGCCTCCGCCACCGTCGCCGGCAATTCGTACCGCTCGAGGTCGCAGAATATCCACCGCAAGTCCAGCGGCGCGTAGGCCGCCGAAAGCGCGCCGGCAATGCTCGAGGATGCCCCCGTCGCCGCTACGCTTCGAGGTCCCGCAACCATGCCGTCACCGCCCGTTGTGCGTCGAATATGGCGTCAATCTTCCCGGCCCGGATGCGAAGGGTCCGCCCGTCCGGCGTGGCATCCATGAGCCGCGCATCCGAACCGCTGCGCGGCATCGCCCGGATTGAGGTACGGCACTCGGCGAGCTCAAACGCGAGAACATCCGGGTAGAACTTCGCCATCGAGTCAATCATGCCGCGCGCCCGCTCGAGCAGCGCGCCCGATCCGGTTTCCCTGAGAATCAGCGCCGCGGCGGCATAGCTTGAGCAGCGGTCGAGCGGGGTCCACTTCGCCGAACTGAGGGAACACAGGCCCCGCTCTTCATCCCACGGATACAGCGAAGGGAAAGGCCCGTCCATGATCGTGACGGCTTTGTGCGTTGGCCCGCGCAATAGGACGGTGAGGCACGGTTCCCACCGTTCAACATTGGCCGCCGATTTCGAGCAGAAAGTGCAATCGATCGTCGCATCCCACCGGCCGCCCTCGCCTTCATCGCGGTTCCCCAGGTGAACCCGCGCGCCCAGCGCCGCCTCGAAATGCGCGCGCGCCAGGTCGGTGACGATGTGGCGCTCCCCCGTCATGACGGCGCCTTCGCAATTCTTGAGCCCGAAGGAAGCCGCGTCGACCGGCGTGAACTGTAGCCCTTCGTCCATGATCCGCAGGTAGGTTCCGAAATCCACCAGCGAATCCACCGCGGCCACCGCGTACAGGTTCACCGGCACCGCCGCGGTCAGGGCCCCGTAGGTCTCGAGGAATTCGGCGGTGTGCGACTGACACGCCTGTCGGGTTTTCCAGCTGCGCGGGTAGTGATAGCCCAGGTGCAGGCGCGCGGGAATGTTGCCGCTGGCGCCGTTGAAGATTCGCGGCGCCGGATCGAAAACGGCAACGTCGTGGCCGTCGGCCAGGAGCGCGGTGGCGATATGGCAACCGTACCAGCCGGCCCCAAGGATGCGGATTCTCACACAATCCTCCCGCGCGTCACCTGCACGCCTTCGGCGGTTCGCTCGCGCGTAGCGAGCCACACTTCCGCCTCGCCCACGGCCGCCCCTTTGATGGCCGCTTCCCACTCGGCGCGGCCCCATCCCCGAGGCATCGCGGCGGCCGATGAAAAGACCGCCTTCTCAACCGGGCCGATTTTCTCGGCGATGTAGACCGCCTTGTTCGCGAGGCGGCAAACCTCGCGAATCACGGCCGGCAGGTCTACCACGGGAACGGACCCCAGGACATGCGAGCAGATAACGAGGTCGGCCGGCGCTTCGGGGAACGCTTCGAACGGCGGCCAGGCCGGGTCGAACTTGCGAACCATGACCCCCCAGAATTGCTCGAGGGTGTAGCCTTCGGGCACGCCGCATTTGGAATCGTGAGAGACCCAGGTGTACTGGCCGCCTTTGCCGCAACCGTAGTCGAGAACGGACAGGCACAGCCGGCGCCGCAGAATTTCCGCGATGGCGGCGGCGTGCGGCCGCAGTAACCGGCCGCTGTAGGTTTTCGACCGTGCGTGATGCGCCCGCGCTTCCTCGAGGGCGTGCCAGTAAGCCGGCGTGAACTTCTCGCGCTCCATGCGTCACCTGTAGAACTGAGGGCGAAGGTATTGCCAAGCCTCGCCGGTGTGAAATTCGGGCATCGTCCACTGGCAGTAGGCCAGCGAGCAGGCCCAGCGGTGGCGCTCGCCATCGCTCGCTAGGTAGGGCGTTTCGATATTCTCGAGCGATTCGGACGAAAGGTTTTTCGCCACCGCGTCGCCCAGGATCACAGAGGGAACCCCCGCGAGCATCGCCTCAAAGCAGGCGTTCGATCCGTGCGTCACCAGCGCGTGCGCGCCCTCGAGCACGTCAGCGATCGCCCCGCCGGTTGAGAATTCCGAACCGTCAATCGGCACAGCGTCCGCCCAGGACGGCTTCGGCCGGTAGATGATCGGCCGGTCGGTGCAACGCTGCAGGTGGCGTACCACCTTCGTGTTGTAGGTTGTCGGCTCGGTGAGGCCGTAAAAGTCGTGGTATTTCTGCGAACTTCCAGCCAGGACCACGTGGCGTCCTTCGCGGCGCCACGGCTTCAATTCGAGCCCGAGGCGTTCCCACCGATCGGCGGGCCGGTCAATGGCGAGACTCGAGAGGGGTTGGTGCGCATCGATCGCCGTGCGCCAGTATTCCCATAGCTTCACCGGCGAGCGCGCAGCGTGGCGCGTGTATCCCTTGTCCATGTACAGGATGTGGGTCCCGGCCGCCCAGTGCGCGCGGAACAGGCCGCGCGACTTAACCCCGACCATGACGGCGACTTCGCAGTCGGCCACGGTCGGTACGCCCTCGAGCGCGCGCGCCTCGCCGTGATCGCCGTGCGCGCGCACCCCGTCGAGAAAGGCGTCGGCCAGTAGCCGCTCGCGCGGTTTGTCAGAGTGCCAGAAACAGACTCTCACGAAACCAAGCCCTCCCGCTTCAACTCGCCCCAGCAGTAACCCGACGCCATTTCGGCGACGGACCACTGTTGCCAGGCGATGTCCGCCGCCCATTGCAGCCGCCCTTCGCGCCGCGGCAACCGTTCGATTTCTTCGAACCGTTGCGACGCCATGGGGACTGCAACGCCGCCGAAGCATATCGCCGGGATGCCCTCGAGGATAGCGTCGACGGCAACGTTGGAATGGTGCGTCACCACCGCGAAGGCGCCGCGCATCACGTCCCCGACTTCCTGACTGCGCGGGGAGTAGAGCACGCCCTGTATCGGCTTCGCGCCTTTCCATGAAGGCTTCGGCCGGTAGATGATCGGCCGGCGCGTCGCGCGGCGGAGTTCCGCTATCGCAAAGCGTTCCCATTCTTCGGGGCGATAGCCTTCCGCTTCCGCCCCCTTGTCGCCCATCCCCGCGAGCAGGATATGCCCAGGGCCCGTCGCGTCGCGCCACGGCCGGACCGGAACGTTGAACCGTTCGAACCGCTCGGCGCCGTGCGGCCGCCGCTGGAAATAGTCGGTCGGATGGCGGGAGTTGATGCAAACCTTGTGGTAGCCGGTCCACCGCCCGCCCTCGCGCCGGCCCCAGTAGCCGAGGTCCACGTAGATGGCGGTGAAGCCCGGCGTCGCGCGGTAGTCCGCGAAGAGGTCCCGCGCCTTCCCCTCGAGCCCGTAGAACACAGCCAGGCGGTGTTCAGGCTTGCCGCGGTAATCCTCCGCCCAGCAGCGTATCGGCCGGTCGCCGTTCGCCGCGATGCCGCGCGCCATCGCCTCGCAAATCACGCGCGAGCGCGTATGGTCGCGCAGCTGGACGACTGCTACTTCAAGAGCCATCGGAAAGCCTCGCCGCTCGCGATTTCGGTGGTGTTCCACTGAGCCCAGGCCAGGCGCCGGAACATTGCCAGCCGCCCGTCCGGGGTGAATTCATCCGCCGGCGGCCCGCCGGCGCGCATCCGCTCGAGCGCCGCGGCCAACGGTATCCCGGCCGGCGCGCCTATCCATCGGGGGAAACCGTAGAGCACCGGAACCCCCAGCAGCAGCGCCTTGAGCGCCGCGCCGCTCCCCCAGGTTACAACCGCCGCCGCCGCCTCGAGGTCGCGGGCCAGGTCGACCGACTTGCCTTCCCCCGGGTGACGGCGCACCCGCACCGGAAGGCGCGTCGCGCGCGCGAGCGCGCGCTGGGTGTCAAGCAACCAGGACGGCGGCTCGCGCACCCCTTCCGGCCCGATACCTCGCGTCGCCAGGATCACAATTTCCCGGCCGCCCACCCGCATTGGCGGCAGTGGAACCGCCCAGCCATCCCACCGTTCCGACCCGCCGTCCGGCCAGGCGCCGGCGCCGTTATGCTGGCCCCAGGCCATTGCGTACCAGTGGCCGCCGCGCCAGTCGCGGCCGAGGTAGGCGTTCTCGGCGATGAGCACGCGCCCGCCGGCATCCTCGAATTGCCGCGCCACCCGGTCGACCGTCGCGTAGCGGTTCCAGCACACCAGGATGTCGCCCGGCGCCGGACGACCCGGCATGAGCCCGCCGGCCGGCACCGTGAAGCCGGCCGCCGCCAGGCCCGCCCGGAAGGATTCGGCGCGGTAGAGCGGGAGGTCGCGTATCAGGACGAAAGCGCGCGGCATAGCGCATCCTCGAGCGTCACGCGCGGGAACAGGGTGAGGGCGGAGCGCGGCGAGGCGTTCCAGACTTCCGCACCAATCGCCTGCAGGTCTTTGGCGATCGCCGGGTATTTTTTCAGGAACACTTGGTAGGGCGAACCGTTCCGCAATGGGCGCGGATGCGGCCCGAAGTAGTGCTCGCGCCGGCCGTCTGGTGCCATATCGAACCCCACCAGGATGAGCCGGCGGGCGCCCCAGTGAACCGCCAGGTTGATGGCTTGCGCGCCCGAGTGCGCGTTGCAGTGAATCAGCGCGGGATCGGCAGACAGCCCGGGTTTGTGCAGGTCGCCGGGAATGTGCCGGATGCCGCGCGCCCGCGCCGTTTCGGCGTCCTGCGTCCAGCACTCCCCGTTGAACCCCGCCGCCACCGCGTCGCCGTGAACCTCCCACCACTGGCGGTCGCAGGCATACAGGGCGAACGCCCAGGGCGTCAGCCGCCAGGCGTCATTGACGGCAATGGTTGCGACGGTTCCTTCGAGTTGTTCGAGCCGCGCCGCCGCGACTGACGGGCCGGTCGCGACGATGGCGACGGCGCCTCCCGCTTCGATTCGCACACTATCCCCGCTTCAATCGTCACAAGCCCCTGAGACTCGAGCCAGCGCGCGAAATCATCCGATTTCACGCGCAAGCGTTCGCCCGATCGCACCGTCCCGAGGGAACGGCACGTGAACGTCTGCAAGGCTTTGGCTTCGATCATCCCGCTACAGCGGCGGCGGCCCCGTGGCCGCCGCCGCTTCCCGTCACGACTGCGGGAACTGCGAGCCAATGAGGGCCGCAGACCGGTAGACCGTCAGCGCCAGCCGCTCTTCGGCCAGGATGGTGACCAGGTTCTTGCGGAAGTTCTGGTCGTCCTCGGTCGAGACAGTCACCGCCGCCTGTTCCCGGTCCCACAACTGCGCGGCGAGCGTGAGGTTGAACGCCGAGAAGTTGTTAACCGGCATCGAGTTGGTCGAGACCACCGGGCGGCCCCAGAGAGTCGGGCCGGCGATCGACTGCGGGTTGGCGAGCAGGTAGGAGTTGGTCGAATCCTTCTGGAGTTCGATCTTCTCCCAGTCCTGCGGGTTCAGGATGAAAACCTCGCAGTCCATTTCCGCCGTCTGCAGCTGCGTGATGGCCCGGCGCAGCGTATCGATGCGCGTGTCGCCCGCGACGTGCCGGTTGTACGCCGTCTGGTTCGAGCGCAGCCCCGAGAGGTTGCCGAACGCGCCGTCGCCGTTCAGCAGCTGCGTCTCTTCGACCAGCTTGAGGCCGTAGGTCAGCCGGTTCTCGATGTAGGACTGGAGCATCGGCGCATCGGCCAGCACCTGTTTCGAGGCCACGATGAAGTGCGCGAGCGTTGCCACCGGCGCGCTTGCCAGCGTGAAGGTGATGTCACTCTCGTTCTTCACCACGCCTTCCGCCTGCACCGTCGGCGACTGGCCCGCCTGAGGGCCGGCGCTGTTGGTGAACACGTTTTCCTTCGTGTACTCCACCAGGTTGCCCGAGGTCCGCCCGGTCGGCAGCAGGTCGCGAATGCGCAGCGTGCGGTTCGGGTTGGCGATGATGCCGGCGATGCGCTGCGCCACCGTCAGCGGCGCATCGTTCGAGGGCGGCAGGGTGTTGGTGATCGCCTTCAACTCGAGGCGCGCCTTGCCCGTCTTGCCCTCGGCCAGCGCCTTGAACTGATCGGACTTCGTGAAGCGCGCGCCGACCGACTCTTCGGCCCGCTCGCGCTCTTCGGTGCGCGAGCTCTTCGCCTCGAGCTTGCCCAGCCGATCGGCCAGTTCCTTCACTTCGGTGCCGCAGCGTTCCACGGCGGATTTGGTCTCGGTCGAGACCGTCTTGTTCTGTTCGATTTCGGCGTTCGCCCGGTCGATGAACCCCTTGAGTTCGCCGTGCGCCTTTTCGAACTTGTCAGCGACGTCTTTCAGTTCCATGTTTCAACTTCTCCGAATGGATTTGGGAAACGAGAGGGCGTCGAGCCGCCGGGCAATGTCTGCCAGGTCGCCCGAATCCTCGCCTTTGCGCGCCTCCGCCTCGAGCTCCCCTCGAACCATTCGGCGCATTTTGGCAACGATCGCCGTTGCCTGCGAATTCGAGAGGCCGGCTTCATCCCGAAGCAGCCGCTCGACGTCGCGTATGGTTTCGCAAGCCTCGATGGCTTGCTTCACAGTCCCGAGGTCAATTCGCGCGGCATCCTCCGCCGGCATCGAAACGACCGAAATTTCGCGTAGGTCGAAGCCCCGGATCAGCCGCCCACCGTTCGGCAGAGCGTCCGCCTTCGTGGTGAACCCGCCGATCGAGAGGCCCGATATGGCGCCGTGCTTCATCGAAGCGTACACGTCGGCGGCATCGGAATGGCCCGGGGTCAGTTCGCCCTCAACGTATAGGCCGCGCGAATCCTCCGCGGCGACCGTGTACTTGCCGATGGTGCGGCCCGGGTTGTGGCCGAAAAACATCAGCGGCATGCGCGCCTTGAGGGAATCGCGGAAGGTGCCCGGCTCGATCGTGTCCCCGTAGGAATCCACCCGGCCCCAGACTGAGGCATAGCCCGCGAAAGTGCGGGCGCCCGAAGGGTCCCCGGCGAATTTGAGCTCACAGTCGGCGAGCGGGAGTTCGCGCGTTACGAGCTTCACAAGGTTCCCTCCGGGCGCCGCATAGGTGGCCGGCGTTCAGGCGACGGAGGTTAGCATTTCAAGTAGCGCCTCGTCATCATCGCGCCAGTTGAGCGCGGCGACGATCGCCACCTGATCCGCCGCTTCGCCCGCGCGCGTCCGGGCGCGCCGCGCGCGGAACCCGATGACGTTGACGCCATCGGGCATTTCGCCGATCGCGGCCACCACCGGCCGGCGCGCGCGCACCGCGAAGCGCGCCACGTCAATCGGATCGCTCCCCACCAATGCGATCGCGAGCGGGGCGCGGCCGCGCGCGGCCATCCCGTCGCCTTCCTCGAGCGCGGCCGCGGCCACCAGCCGGACGGGCCGCTCGCCCGGGCCCGCTCGAGGCGTGCGGATGAAGCGCGCGGCGTGCGGCCCGCGGCCCCGCGCCGCCGTCGGCCCGCGGAATTCCGCCTGGTCGGCCACCTCGCTCGCCTCGAGCGCGCCGGCGACGCGCACCGCGCCGGCGGCGGCCAGCGTGTCGGCGGCCTCGGTCGCTGCCAGCGCGGCGTTGCGCGCTCCCGTCGTAACAATTCCCGCGGCGGCCAGGGTGTCGGCGCCATCGGTGACGGCCACCGCGGCCACCCGTGGCACCGCGCCGGCTGCAGCGGCGGTATCCGCGCCCTCGGTGGCGGCCAGCGCCGCGGCGACGCGCACCGCGCCGGCTGCAGCGGCGGTATCCGCGCCCTCGGTGGCGGCCAGCGCCGCCGCGATGCCCACCGCGCCGGCCGCGGCGGCAGTGTCGGCGGCCTCGGTGACGGCCAGCGCCGCGGCGATGCGCACCGCGCCGGCGGCGGCCAAAGTGTCCGCCGCTTCGGTCGTGGCGAGGGTCGCGAGCAGTTGCGAGCCCAGGTTGAACAGGGGGGAATCCCCTGCTTCGGCGATCGTGGCGGCCGCAGTGACGCGCACGGCGCCCGAGGCGGCGGCAGTGTCCGCCCCCTCGGTGCGCGCGACGGTGGCCGTTACGCGAAGCCCGGCGGCGCCTGCAAAGGTGTCCGGGCCCTCGGTGACGGCCAGCGCCGCAGCGAGCCGGGCGCCGCCGGCGGCGGCCAGGGTGTCGGCCCCCTCGGTGACGGCCAGCGCCGCGGCGGCGCGCACCGCCCCGGCGGCGGCCAAAGTGTCCGCCCCCTCGGTGACGGCCAGCGCCGCGGTGATGCGCACCGCCCCGGCAGCCGCCAGGCTGTCGGCCCCTTCGGTGACGGCCAGCGCCGCGGTCCGCACGTGCGCCGCGGCGGCGGCCAGGGTGTCGGCCCCCTCGGTGACGGCCAGCGCCGCGGTATGCACGTGCGCCGCGGCGGCGGCCAGGGTGTCGGCCGCCTCGGTGACGGCCAGGGCCGCGGTGCGCACGTGCGCCGCGGCAGCCGCCAGGGTGTCGGCCCCCTCGGTGACGGCCAGCGCCGCGGTGATGCGCACCTCACCGGCGGCGGCCAGGGTGTCAGCGGCTTCGGTCGTGGCGAAGGATGCGGTGCGGACATGCGCCACCGCGGCGGCCAGGGTGTCGGCCGCCTCGGTAGTGGCGAGGGATGCGGACCGGCCGCCGCTCGAGGCGGCCGTCGGTATGAACGGGCGGCGGCGCCTAAGTTGCCACGGGTACGGCGGCCGGCGGAACAGGGCCACGGTCGCCCCCTAACTCAGCCGAATTCTTCGACGTAAATCGTGCCCGACATGGTGATCGAGTCCGCCGGCGCGCCGTTGAGCGAAACGGTGAAGCGCCGCGAGCCGGTGAGCTCGATCTGCATTTTTTCGGGCGGGATCCACACGTAGCCGGCGCGCACGTTCCAGGCGTCCGCGTGATGCGTCACGATGGTTCCGCCGCTCGCCGGGGTCGTATTGTTGGTTTCGGCGCTGAATCCGGCCGCCGCATCGGTGACGTTGGTCGGGACCGGCGTTGGCGCGCTGCCGCCCGAACCGCTCGAGGTCTGCCCCGATTTGAAAAGGATCGAGAGCTCTTCCTCGGCGGCGTCGCCCGTCTCGGTGATCTGCGCGAGAACAACGGCGTGGATCCGGCAGTTTTTGCCGGCGGCCGCCACGATTTCGAAGAGGTCCTGGGCGGCGGTGACCGCCACTTCGGTGAAGCTAACCGTGTACATGCGCGACATGGTGGCCCCTCAATGATGCAGCAGGCCGGCGAATTGCCGGCGGCGTTTGGCGATACTAACAGCGTCCGACCATACTTCGACCGGGAATTCCGCGTCGGTGCGCCATTGTTCCTGGGGCGAGCGCAGCACGCCCTGCGGGGCGAATATGTACGGGTAGACTGCCCCCGCTCGATAGGTTCCAGAGCGCGGCGTGCCGACGAAACTTCGGCCGACCCCGTAACCCTGCCGGCCGTCGATATCGAAACTTCCCGCGCTCCAATCGTCGCAAGAATTGTCGGCGGCTTGGCGGAACCCGATGTAGCCAGCCGATCCGGTTTTGTACGTCGTGTCGAAGGTCGCAAGTTTCAGCACGTCGTTGATGTAGAGCCGCAGCTGCGAGGCTATCGCTTCGAAGCGCAGGACGTCGTTGGCGGCGAACGTGTAGGCGACGGCCACCAGGTTTGTGGCGGTGCCGGCATTCACGCGCCGAATGCGAAGATTCCCGGTTCCGGCATCGAAGAATCCTAGGTAGCCACTGTATGCGCCGGGTTGAATGCGCAACGCCACGCCCTGAGAGCCCGCGCTTGCTTCTTGAGTAATGAACGTGATTTGCGCCCAGGAATCCGACGGCCAGTTCGGAACGCCCGAGTAGAACGCGCCCGAGGATGCCGCCGCGCCCTGATCGTGAATTGTGTTCGAGGCGATCGCGGGCGCCGTCGTTGAGACAATCGTCGTCCAGTTCGAACCCAGCCCGCCGTCGGCTCGGTTGAAATCATCGCTCGCCAGGGTCGTGCGGGTTGCCATCAAAAGCCCCGCGAGTGCTCACAATTGCCGCACTCGAAATCGTCGATTTCGACATCCCCCACCACGTTAACGTCCGAGGCAAACCCGCCATACCAGCCGTCGAGCCACGTCGTGTCGATGCCCCCGCAAATCGCCACGCCGTTTAGGTATCCCGTGATCGAGTTACCAACACAACGGATTTCCATCACGTCATTGACGGCGAGAGCGGAGGAAAAACTCGCGCCGATCGCAACCGATGAATTATTCCAGCGGTGGAGTTGAAAGGTGTTACCAGTCCACTGGAACCCGTAGCCCTGCTGCGCGTCCGATCGAAATCTGGCTAGCGCGCGGATTATCGGTGCGTTGCCTACGGTGATTGCGGCGATTTTGAATTTCGCGTAGCTGTCAGACTTCAAACGGCCCGCGCCCGTGTATAGAGCCTCGACGAGATTGATGGTATCGGCCCGCGCTTTGTTCGATGAAACGGCGGCGGTTCCGGTGCGGTACGCCCAGTTGCTACCAAGAGCGCCGTCCGCTCGGTTGAAATCATCGGTTGCGACCGAAACGTCGGTCACCGCTCAACCGCTCGCGAGGATGATCTGCCCGTTGTAGCTTGTGGCAGTCGTGGCGCCTTTGTTGATTTCCATGAACGCGAGGCAGGCGTTGTCGATGATTTCGACCAGGTTAATCATCGAATTGATGCCGTCGATAATCACGCCCTGGTTCGCGACTGGCGTCGGAATCCAAACCAGCGGCTTGCCCAGCACGACGTCCACGTTCCCGGTCGAGGCCGCCGAAAGGTCGAGGTTGGTCACTTTGCGGACGCCCGTGTCGCCGGAATTCAGCGGGATGAACCACCCATTGCCGACGGAAGTGGCAAACGGAAACCGCCGCGCAATGGCCGAACCCACGATCGTCTGCGCGGTTGCGGCCTCCGCGGTGTTGCCGTCCTGATCCATGTACGTGATGGTGTAGGTAGGCGTTCCGGCGCCCAGCGCCGTCGTGACGAAAACCGTGATGAATGAGCCCTTCGAGGTCGTGTCCTGATACCTCGAGGAAACGCCGCTCACAGACTGCGGGTCGGTGGCGATGTTGTGATTGACTTGGAAAAACCGGTCGTACATGAGCAGCAGGTTGTTGCCTACCGTCGCCGTCATGGTCGCGCCGATGAAGTGCAGCGTGTCAGAGCCCGAGGCGTTCGCTTGCAGCAGTCCGCCGACCGTCGTGTTATCCGGCGTCGAGCCGGCGGCCGCGGAACTTGTACCGCCGGCGGCCGGCACGGCGCCAACGTCCCAGAGGGAGTTCGCGACGTTGGCGACGCCCGTCACGCCCGTTTTCGCGATCGTGAAATATTGCGACTTCCCGGCCGTCATTTCCGAAATCAGGTCGGACAGACTGGCGAACCCGCCGTGCTGGCGCGTCGCCTTGCCGTAGCGGATGGCCTGGTAGAGTTTGCGGCGCCGAAGTTCGTCGCGCATCCGCTCCGCGAGGCACGCTTCCGAACCCCCAAGGATGCGGCCCACGAATTCGCCGTCGGAGTTGACGCAAATCCGCCCCGGCATATTTGCAACGGGGATGGGCTCGGCGGAGTGATAGCCGCGCATCGCGCGCGAGAGGCGTTCCGCCTCGGCGGCGCCCAGCCAGCGTTCAATGCGCGCGGAATGGGCGTGCGGTCCGGTATGCGTCCTCATAGGTCCCCGCAGTTCACCAGGCTAGGATCGCGCCCCGAGAGTGTCCGGTAGCGCGCCGCAATTTCGGTGATCTTCTCGAGTAAGGCCGCGCGCATCGCGCCGTTGGTTTCCTTGCACTGCGAGAGCCGCAGCTGAAACAACTGCTGGTCCCAAATCGCCAGGCGGATTTGGGCCGTGTCATCCTTCACCGCCTGCACCTGCGCCTGCAGCTGCTTCTTCGTTTCCTCAATTTCCCCGGCGCTGGCGAACCCCGGGTAAAGGCCGGGCACTAGGCCACAGGCGAGCATGACGTGCGCGGTGAAGGTCACGGCGAGGGCGAACACTGATAGACCGACCGCCCACTGCCAGCGGCGGAAGGCCGGCCCGTGATTGTCGCGGGGCGGGATGAGAAGTTTCGCCGCCTCGAGTGCCCCATCCTGCAGGCCCATTGTCAGGCGTGCGTGATGGTCGCCGAATTCAACTGCACGGTCTGCCCGGCGGTGATGCTGGTGGAATCCAGAATCACGTCCGCGCCTGAAGTTCCGACCGTGAGCCCGGTGGCGACGTCGTTGCCGGCGGAGTCCTGAATCTTCGCCAGCGCCGCGGTGCCGGTGCCGATCGCGACGTTCGAGTTCGGCAGGCCCGAAAACGTGAGCACCCCGCCGGCGACACTGCCGCACGGGTTGTCCAGGTCGATGCGCGCGAGCTCGGCGTTGCCGGCGGTCATAATGACCAGCGCGCCGCCGCCGGATGCGCCGGCGTCAATCGCGTCGGCGACCACCTGCAGGCGGGAATTCTTGACCGCGGTGACGTAGGAAATTGACACGGAAGGGCCTCCCGAGTTGTGCCAGCGCCGTTTGCCGGCGGAAGGTTACAAGGTTTCGCGCGCGACTGCCATGCGCTAGCCGGCCGCCCGCTTCGAGGAAAACCCCTCGGCGCCGGCCGTCACCGCCTCGCGCACGATTTCCACAATCTGCCCGTTCTCCCGTCTCGGTATGAATTTCACGCGCACCGTTTCCGGGTCGATCGGCTTCGGTGGGCCGCCGGCGGAAGGCGGCCGCGATGGCGAATCCCCCAGCTTGTCGAGCGGGGCCAGGTTCACCTGCGCGGTCAGGTCATCGCCGCCTTCCATGGGCGGCAGGAGTTCGAGGCGCCGGCCTTCGTTGCGGGTCATCAGGCCGTTTTGAACCATGGTCGACAGGTAGTCCGCGCGCGCCTTCGAGTCGGCGCGCAATAGCGGCGCCGTGTCATGGGCCAGGTAATAGCCGTCGCGCCGGTCCTGTTCGGTGAACAGCGCGCGGTTATAAACCGCCTCGATGCGCGAAAGGTACGGCCGCAGCGTGTAGGCCAGGAACGCCAGGTTCTGTTGCTCGATGCCGGTGCCCCAGGAGGTCGACTTCTCGGTTTCCATGAGCAGGAACAGGGGAACGCCGAAGAAGCGCGCGATGTCGGCAATTTGGAACGACCGGGTTTGCAGCATCTGCATATCTTCGGGCGAGACTGAAACCGCCTGGTACTTGAGGCCGGCCTCGGCCACGTAGAGCCGGCGCCGCGCCTCGCCGCCATCGTCCGCCAGCCCCGCGAATTCCGTCCGCAACTTCTCGCGCTGTTCCTTCGTGAGAATCCGGTCGGATGAGAGCACGCCGGTCGGGCGGCCGCCGCTCGCGAAGAAGGACCCGGCGTAGGCTTGCGCCGAAGCCGCGAGGCCCAACGCCTCGCGCGCCATGCCCAGGGGCGAGACTCCCGTGACGCCATCCAGGGAAAACGCGCGCAGGTGCAGTAGCCGGTCGGCCGGCACCGGCTCGAGCGAACCGGACGGGCCGACCTTTTGGTACTCGAGCGTGCGGTTGGCGCGCCGCGTCACCTGCACGTTCAGCGGCTTCACCGGCCACATTTCCCGCACCCGGTCTTTCGTGTCGCGGAACACTTCGACGTAGCCGTTCCCCCAGCCGGCCATGGCTGCCGTTATAGCCTCGCGCACTTCGTCCTCGCCGTTGACTTCGTTCGGCTTGTCGAAGAGCGAGGCCAGGGGGTTGTCGAGCACGCGCACCGGGTCGCCGTT